CTGTTGCAACTTCTGCAAGGCTTCTGTATCGTCAGCGGTGACGGTCATCGTCTTTGGGTCAATATTTATGCCCTCAATCTGTTGCAACTTCTGCAAGGCTTCTGTATCGTCAGCGGTGACGGTCATCGTCTTTGGGTCAATATTTATGCCCTCAATCTGTTGCAACTTCTGCAAGGCTTCTGTATCGTCAGCGGTGACGGTCATCGTCTTTGGGTCAATATTTATGCCCTCAATCTGTTGCAACTTCTGCAAGGCATCAGTATTATTGGCATCAATGGTGACGGTTGCGGTGACGTTCTTGATTTGTTGTGCCATGCCTTGACTGGGGTCGGCACCGGCTTTCTTCATTGCCGACAAGTAGCCTTTCAGGTCGTTGCCTTGGTAGGCGATCTGTGCCTCCTCCATTGCCGTCGCCACCTTCTTCTGCGTCTGGGCGAGCTCGCGGGCTGATTCTGTAGCCTTTTTTTGGGCTTCGACGCTTGCGGTTACTTCACCGCCAAGCTGCTGAATTTTCTTGGCACATTCATCTTGTGCTTCTTTGTATTTCGGGTCTTTATGTATATTATAGGCATCTCCAAGTGCATCCCACAAACGTTCTTCAGCAGAAAGCAACTGCTTTTTGTAATCTGCCTCCGTCTTAGTGCCATTTTCCAATGACATTTTGGCTTTTTCGATTGCCTGTTCATGCTCGTGCATGGCAGTAGCAACCTTCTCTTGTGCCTGCTTGACTGGATCTGTTCCTCCGCCACCACTTCCAGTCCTTAATGCGTTTGGATCAAGACCGCGAATGTCGTTCTTGGTTTGGTTGATTTGCTTCAACAGGTCTTTGCTCTTTTTAGTATCGCCTGCACTTATAGCTGCTTTCCGTTGTTTCTGTAAGTCTGATAGTTTAGCTTTGAGGGTATTAATGTCTTGGACGGCATTATCCGTATCAACCGTTACCTTGGTAGTAATCGGATTCATGATAGGCTTTGCTTGAGCCTTGAAGTCTTCATACTCCTGTTTGATGGCATTCAGATTGGCTTGTGCCTTGTCAGCTTTCCATGCTGCAAATGGATTCCAAGATGCTTGCTTACGCAGTTTGTTCAATTCCGAACGAGCATGGTTAATCTGATCAACGTAACTGTCAGTGATGCGCTCATAGACATTTTGTTTCCCTTCATCACCTGGATTCTGCAACCATGCAATCTGCTGGTCGACGCGACCTTGACTTCCCCTATCCTGTTGTGCCGCCTTTAATCTTCCGGCAGTAGTCAGTGCATTGATTAATGGTGTTACAGCATTATTGAGAAGGTCAAGTGCGCCAGTCTTGATGGTTGCCCAGGTAGATGCCCACTGCTCGGCCACAGGCATTGCCTTGCGGCCTAACTCTTCCATCTGGTTCTGAGCGGCGGCAGCGGCACGGGCTGCACGGTCGGCTGCGGTCTCAACATAGTCGCCAGCCTCGCTCATTTGATCTTTGATGATTGAGGCGACGGCACTTGTCATGTCGCCCGTTTCCTTCATGCGCTCCTTGATTTGTGCTGCACTCAGTCCGAGGTTGTCAAGAATCATGAGTGATTGACGACCGAGACCAGTTACAATAGAATCGACCATGTAATCTACTGACTGACCTGTATCTTTTGCCTTCTGTTGGGCGAATGCCAACAGCGTACCCATCTCGTCGAGGTTCAGTTTGAAGTCGCTGAACTTCACGGCTTGCTTCATCAGTTCCAATTCGCTGACGGTTCCGTGAGTGGCTTCCTTCAGTTGGTCGAGCAAATCTGGACGATTCAATCGTTCAAAGGCGATGCGAATACCTTCACCCTGACGGGCAAGTTCGATACTTTGCGCTACGGCATCTTTTATTTCAGAGCCCAAAGCAGTAATACCTTGCGCCATCAGATTACCACCTGCAACAGACAGCATGCCTGTCAATCCGCCTTCTCCAAACAAGCCACTGCTTTTGCTCTTCACTTCTTCTACGGTATTGCCGAGCCCATAGAGTTCTTCTTTGGCTTCCTTGATACGCTGTTGTAATGTGGTGAGAGAACCGGCAAAGGCTTTCGCCCAGTCTGCTTGTTTCTGTTCGGCTGATAATGATTCGTAGGCTTTTGCCGCTTCGTTGTATGCCCCAACAAGTTCTTTGACTTTATCTTTGGCATTGGTAGCACCGACACTCATAGTTCCAAGTGCCTTGGCTGCCTCGATATTATCTTTGGTGAATTTGTCGAAGTCCTTACCGGCATTGCTGGCGGTTTTGGCATAGTCGGACAAACCTTTCGCCGCTGTGCGAAGAGCGGAGTCATATTGAGTGGTTTCGAGCTTAAACCGTGTGATTACGTCTTTTGCCATATCTTATTGTAATTGAAATTCTTGTTGGAGGATATTCTCTATCATTTCTACCGTCTCGTCAACTGCCTGCTGCACATGGAAGGCTGATGATGTGCCGAACCAATGACGGGCACGAAGTGAGCCGCGATTGCCGAAACGTGTCTCACGGTCTACTGTTCCTGCGTTCTGGAAGCGGAGGATGAATCCACGATCCTTTCCTTCATAACTATCCAACTGCATGGTGCGATAACTGCGAGGACGACGATTGCCACCACGAGCATTCTCTGGTCGTTCCTTCTTTGGTCGCTGGTAGTTGGTCGGTGCGCCACGCTTGCGAGAGGAAAGGATGTTTACCTGACCGCCAAGTATCTGCTTATATACAGATGATCGAACGGCTTTGTAGGCATGACGTGGGTCGTTCTCCAGAATACCCTGTGCATCCTGAACGATACGCTTGCGGGCCTCGTTCACAATCTTTCGGATTGCCGACTGCAAGTGACGTTTCATAGCGGGATTCTCCGTCGTCAATGTCCTGAGTTTCGCACTATATTGGTCAAGTCCTACTATGGTAATTCCATTGTCTGCCATACACCTTACCGACGCTTTGCCCGTTTAGGTTTACCATCAAAGAAAAACACGCCCCACGCTTCGCAGCGTAGGACGTAGGGAAATTAATACCATTATAAAAAAGTTAAATTTGTACGTGTCAAAATAAAATCATTAGGTAACAGTTTCGAACTGTTGTTACATGTCAATTCTAAAACTGACACGTGACAGTTGGAAAATCGGCTTTTGCCAATCTATGAATCGGCTTTTGCCGCTTCTTCCGCTTCCATTCTTGCATTTTCTTCGCGCATGATGCGACGGAGGTCTTCGATGTCGGCTTCCGTTGGCAGATCGATGGGTGTGTCGCCGTCGGCGGTGCGCTCCCATGGGAATGTCATGAATTCCTGAAGAGAGGGTGCCGTGGTTCCTTCTTTCAGTCCCATGCAGAAGTGTATCTGGTAGGCTATGATGCGGGTCATCTCCCACTGCGAATGGTAGCGACGGAAGTAGCCGCGGGTGGTGAGCAGTATCTCACAGAAGGTCATGTCGTAGAGATACTCTCGCCGACCGATGCCTATCTCGCCCACAAGCATCTGGAATCGCTCGTGGGCGGATGTTAGTTTTTTGGCTTGTCGGATTCGTCGGTTTCCTCACCGTCGGCTGGTTCGGCTGGCTTCTCAGGTGGCACCACTTTTGGCACTTCATACCATTCGTTGCGCATCTCCAGGACGACAGAGAAGAGGGTGATCATGTCATTGGGTTTGGCTTCATAGAGCAGGTCGTCGCCATTGATGGGTGCCTCCTCGTTGTTCTTGGCATAGGCTGCTACGATGGCAGCAAGTGAGAGATAGGTGAGGTCGGCTTGCGACTTGAAGTTTATCTCATAGATACTTTTGCCGGCTGTCATTTCGAAGCCGTTCTCGGTTGCGGCACAGTAGCAGACGCGCACGTCTTTGCCGCAGATGTTGATGGTTCTTTCGGGGATCATAGTTCTTGTTTTTTATTCTGAATAGGGTGTGAGATCGCCCGTGCCGGTGAACTTAGCCGTATAGACGGCTTCGTCTTGGTTCTGGGCGGTCAGTTGTAGGTCTGAGAGGATGGCATCGCCCGTGAGCTGTGCTGCACTGGCTATTGCGTCGCGGTTCTGTTCGCCTGTGGCTCCTGCTGTCTGCGAGAAGCGGAGTTTATAGACGGCACCCACCACGAGGTCGTCAACGGTCACGCCTGTCTCTTCAGAAGAGAGCAATACGAGTGCATCTACCTGTGCGTCCCAGTTGATGCCGACGGGCTCTTGCTGAATCCAGTCGTCAACGGTATCTTTGGTGGTGTCCTCTTCGACCTGAAGCGCAAGGTGGATGACGGCGTTGGTACTTGCGGCTACGCATTTCAGATGGTCTGTATTGCCGTCTGCTGCCAGCAGGATGCGAAGGTTCTGTCCTTTGATTGTTGCCATTTTGATAATTAAGAATTAAGAGTTAAGAATGAAGAAAAGCCCGCCCACGAGGTGAGCGGGCTCTGCATAACAAACATAATTTCTAACGTAAGAGAGAAAGAAGACTTTTACTTTATGAAAGTGCTCCTGTACCGATGAATTTCACGCTGACGGTGGAGTTCTGTCGGTTCTGGGCGGTTATCTGCACATCGTTGACATAGGCACTTCCGCTGTGCTTAATGGCAGAGTTCTGCCCCGTGCGGTTGTTGGTGCCTGCGGTCTGGTCGAATGTCAGCGTAACGAGCGTCTTGTTGATGATCAGCGAGAGCAAGTCCTGTGGCAGTTCGCCATTAGATCCATTGTCTGTCAACGTTACCAGAGACTCCGTAGAAGCGTCCCATGAGAGACCCATCACCTCTTGCTCCTGCCAGTCGCCTGTAGAGTCTTTGGTTGAGGAGTCTTCCATCTGAGCGGCAATATGGAAGGTGCAGCTTGTCGCCATTGCAATACATTTCCCACCTACCATTACGCGAAGGTTCTGACCTTTGATTGTACTCATATTCGTTTATGGATTAGTGTCGCAGTTGTACTGAAGCGTCTGATAATAGCACGGCTTGATGGAATCGTAGCCGATAGGACCGGCAGAGAAGGTGTACGAGTTGGGAACGTAGTCGTAGTCGTCCCAAGCGTGCCCTTCTTCGTCTTCGAAGTATTCTATCACCGCCTTGCGAATGGCTTCCATGATGTCACCCAGCGCATCGCGGCTGTCTGCTGCCACTTCTATCGAAACCTGCACCTTGTCGGTGTCGCCCTCAAAGTCATTGTCCTTAGTAAAGCCTTCGTTCTGAAGACCGTCGAAGGTGATGATGATGTATGGCACGGGCTCGTTCAGAAACTCTTCATCAGGCACTGGTATGCTGGTCGATTCGATACGATTAGACACCAACGCCATGACGCTTGAATTTGTGCGAAGTGCATTGTAGAATACCTTGTCAGTGATCAGACTCATCGTTACTTCTGCAACATGTTACTTTTATTTTTTTGCCTTATTCTCTTTTTGAAACCGGCGGTCAGTCAACCTTTGCTGTTGCATTGGAGCGACCGCCGGCAGGAACTATGTCCAGAAAAGAGCCGAGAGAGAGTTTAGTCGCCAATCACGTTAGAGCTGACGGGCTCGATGAGCTTGATGAGCTTGAAGGCCTGCGGAGTGCCGTTGCCGCCGTTGACCTTACCAGACAACTCCACAAGGCTGTAGTCAACTGACATGCCCAAGCCAATCACATTACGATCAAAGTTTTCTTGACTTGTTCCGTCAACATTGAAAGCAATGCCATCAGCATAGACCTGCTCGTTCAGATAGCCGAAGTGACCGATACCGATGTAGCGGTAGGTAGCGTCCTTGGTGGCTACGCCGTTGCTGGCAATAGCATAGTCGATGTAAGGAGATACCTT